CTTGAACTTGCGACTTATTTTGATGGCGACCTATTAAAATCCTTAGGACGTCACTAGCGTCATTAGGTATTTGGCGATAAGATGACATAACTGCGATCATCGGCTTCGTCAAAGAGGGTTACAGGTCGTTGCTCATTAGCCCGCACCTCAAGGTGAAATCCATATTGATCAAGTAAGACGAGCGCACTCGATGAGATGGATTCGACGGTGGCTGGTACCGAGCGCCCGTCGATGCGAATCATCATGTTGGGATCAATCTCCAACGTGTGGTCCCGGTGATGAGCCTCATCACGATAGGTCCAAGTTCCCGCGTAGAAAACCGCTAAGTCACCGTCAGCGATCGTACTAGGGTGCCGTTTGTGGAGTAGTGTACTAGAAAGTCCTGCAAGTAATGATAAACCAAATAATATTGCGCCACGCCGCTTCACTGGATCAACCTTCTTTCTGAATAAATCTATAATTAAAATATACCACTAAAACGGCGTTAACGTCACGTAATAAGTGGATTCTTATTAAAGCCTTTATGTCACTGTTACCTGCGGGTAATGAACGTAATATTTTATCAATTTCGGAAGGGCGGTAACTAATTTTTTTGAATTAATTTGTGTTCTGATTGGAAATTACTGGGTGAGTGTGTTAATCTATATAATGTGATTGGCATTTATGTGAAGTTTTAAAGTATCATTTAATTGTGTTACCGTAAATTCTTTATAGGTGTTAATAACATGTGTTAGTTACTTTTTATTTTTATATCCTAGGAGGATTTAGTTCATGAAAAATGGTACTGTAAAATGGTTCAATGCTGATAAGGGTTATGGCTTTATTACTGGTGAAGATGGCAACGATGTATTCGTTCACTTCTCAGCTATCCAAACTGACGGTTTCAAGACCTTAGAAGAAGGCCAAAAAGTTACCTTTGATGAAGAATCAAGCGATCGTGGCCCACAAGCTGCTAACGTTGTTCCTCAATAAGCTTAGCTTTTAAAAGGGCTGCCCGTGTGGCGGCTCTTTTTTTATGCGCAAAATAGCGGGTGACTTTTGATCCTTATGGCCCAACTTAACGGCGAAAACTGGTAAAATAGAATTATAAACTAAACGCACGAGTAAGCGCCACCAATCACGACTGGTTGACTAGCGCCGTTGAGAGGAGTCAAATCGATGTTAAAATTAGGAATTATCGGAACGAATTGGATTACACAACAATTTATTGATGCTGCCGCTGCCTCTGGTGAATGGCAATTGACGAGTGTTTATTCCCGCCATGCTGAGACCGCGAAGGCTTTTGCCGCCAAGAATCATGCCGATGAGACTTTTACGGATTTAGATGCATTTTTCAGTCGGGGTAGTTTTGATACGGTCTACATTGCATCACCAAACAGTCTGCATTTTGCCCAGGCTAAACAAGCAATCGCCTATGGTAAGCACGTCATCGTCGAGAAGCCAGCCGTGGCGAACCAACAAGAATTTGAACAGTTAGATGCCGTTTTAAAGGCTCACCCTGATGTCCTATTATTTGAAGCAGCACGCCAGATTCACGAAGTTAATTTCCAACGCGTCAAGGATCAGATTAAAAAGTTATCCTTAGTTCAGGGTGCGACGTTGACTTACATGAAGTACTCGTCACGGTATGACGCCGTCTTGGCTGGTGAAGAACCGAATATCTTCTCGTTGAACTTTGCCGGTGGGGCGCTTCAGGATTTAGGTGTGTACCTGGCCTACGATGCGGTCGGCTGGTTCGGCATGCCGGAAGAGGTGGCTTACTACCCAACCTTGATTCGAACGGGCGTTGACGGTAAGGGTGTGGCTATTTTACGCTACGCTGACTTTACGGTGACCTTGAACGTTGGTAAGACTAGTAATTCGTTCTTGCCATCTGAAATCAACGGTCTGCGCGACGCTATTGTGATGGATAATCCTGCTGAACTTGGACAAATCACTTATCAAGATAAGGATGGTCAGGAGCATGCGATTGGGGCGCAACCCGATACCAATCCAATGCTGGCCGAGGCGCGCGACTTCGCAACCGTTATCAATGACCCAAGCAATCACCAGACGGAATACTTAGCTTGGCGGCAACTTAGTCGAAATGTTAATAAACTATTATTTAATTTGCGGCAGTCAGGGCACCTATATTTTACGGGTGAAGCCCCTGATACCGATAAATAGAAATGAGGCACTATGTTAGACGTATTTAAAACTAAATTTGCGGCGGCGGGGTTCACCGAGTTGTCGCCGATTCAAACGGCAGTGGCCGAGCCACTTGCAGCTGGTCAATCGGTGTTAGGACTCGCACCAACGGGGTCTGGTAAGACCCTAGCGTTTACGTGGCCAATGCTCGAAGCGTTGCGGGTCGGAGAAGGTACGCAGGCACTGATCTTAGCGCCATCACAAGAACTCGCAATGCAAACAACCAACGTGGTGCGCGAGTGGGGCCAGTTGATCGATGCCAAAGTCCTCGCGATTACGGGGGGGGCTAACGTTAAGCGGCAGATGGAAAAGCTCAAAAAGCACCCTGAAGTAATTGTTGGGACGCCGGGGCGGATTACTAACCTGATTGCGGATGGTAAGATCAAGCTTGGGCATTTGAAGATGATGATCGTCGACGAAGCCGATGAATTACTGACAGATGAAACCTTGGATCAGATTCGTGAAATTCTCGACGCTACATTTGCTGAAACGTTACAATTAGGCTTCTTCTCAGCAACCGAAACTAAAATTTTAGATGAGTTGCCACGCTGGTTTGGTCAGCATGTTGAAAAAATCGATGTGCGGGCCATTGATCAGACCCAGGGGGTGGTTCGGCACCGGACGATGCAAGTGGGTAATCGGCACCGGGTGGACTTACTGAAACGGATTAGTCGTGTTGACCATATGCGGGCCCTCGTTTTCTTCAATAAGATGCAGGAACTCCAACATGTCGCCTTAGAATTACGACACCAGCACGTGAGTTACGTTGCCTTGACCAGTAATCAACGTCAGGTTGAACGTGAAAAAGCGTTGCGGTTATTCCGGCAAGGCAAAGTCGGGCTGTTGTTGACCACTGATTTGGCAGCTCGGGGTCTAGACGTGCCTGAATTGCCAGCTGTGATCAACTATCAGCTACCTAAAGATGTCACGACTTATATTCACCGGAGTGGTCGGACAGGCCGCATGGGTGCTGATGGACTAGTCTTGACGTTCGGTGACGACCATGATGTCCGCGACTTTAAGAAGCTGATGGCGACGACTGACTATGAAATCAAGCCGGGTTACTTGGTCGATTATCATATTGTTGATACGAAACCAGATAAAGTTGTTCCACCGTTAACGTTCGACCATCCAGAAACGGCTGGCAACGCGGCTAACGGTCGGCACCGGGTCGTGAGTGCTGGTCACCCAGATGAGGTTAAGCGAGTGGAGACGAGCCGGAAGCGGCCCGCTGCGGCAACACCTAAAAAGAAGAAAGGTCACAATAAGCATTCTAAGAAAAAAGGGATGCGCAAGAAAAATCGTGATCGCTTTAGCAATCAGTAATTGCCAAAATGCACAATCCGTGAGATGATATTTTACGGATTGTTAATGACCTCATAGCACAACTGGATAGGGCACCCGCCTCCTAAGCGGTTGATCCCGGTTCGAGTCCGGGTGAGGTCATATTTATATCAAACTAACCGCTTCGTACCAACTTAAAACGTTGATATGAAGCGGTTTTTGTTTTTAACAAAACGCTGAAAAACGGTATAAAAAGATATTTTGGTGCACATTTTGGTGCACATTAGGCATTTTTGTAAGATTTGTGCACCGACTTGTGCACCAAACCATCCATCGAGCTTAGAGCCACAAGGGCTTTAGCCGTCTCCTTTTTTTCCATTTCTCGTAAAAGGTGCGAGTAAACACGAATGGTTGTAGAATAATTAGAGTGACCCAATCGTTCAGAGATATAGTAGATTGAGACACCCTTGTAAATCAAATATGAAGCGTGTGTATGGCGTAGTCCGTGAAAGGTAATATCTTTAGACCCAATACGTTTTAAAACTCTGTGAAGCGTCTGATTTGCGCTTGTATTGTCAGGCACGCGCCCATACTGATTAATAAAAATTAAATCAAGTGGATTATCGATTCCTAGTTCTTTTAGTTTTACGATCTGCAGGGCGTGAAAACTTTTTAGAATATCAGCTAGGTGATCAGTAATTTTTATTAGCCGCTTAGACTGTTCATTTTTGGTATCAGCAAATCCATTTCGTAGTAATGTATCCCAGGTCTTATTGATTCTCAGGGTTTTGAAATCAAAAGAGAAACAATCCCATGTTAGACCGGCAACCTCACTGTACCGAGCGCCAGTTTGCAAACTAACTAGTGCCATTAGCTTAGTCAAGTGAGCAAAAGTTAAGTCTGATTCAAGTGCACGGGTTAGCTTTTCGGTATCTTTACCGTCTAAATATTTCATTTCTTTGGGCTTCTCTGGGCGACCACTAATTTTGGTGTGCGCTGTAAAATTACGCTTAATAATGCCATCATCGATAGCATATTGGACGGCTGACTTAATTTGTACGTTAACTTTTTCGGAGCTACTAAGCGAACGAGGGCTTCGACCTATAGGATTGGCATAATCGTTTAGAAACTTCTGATAATCGGTACGTGTTATTTCATCTAATCGTTTGCCAGCAAAATAATTATTAACAATTCCAAGCGTATACTGATAACGTAAGCGACTGGACTTAGCCAAGGTTGGCTCCTTATAAGTCTGATACCATTTTAAAAAGTAATCCGTAAATAGTTGCTTACCTAATCTTGGATTTATACCATTGCTAACATCAACTTCATTTTGGTTAGCCCATTCTTGGGCTTCACGCTTAGTTCGAAAACCACCTTGATTGATAAATTTACGATTTCCTAAATCATCGTAATATGAAACACGTGCATTCCATGTTTTACCACGCTTATTAATACTTGCCATTTATATTTCCTCCTTAAATTTCACCTAGGCGGGTAGAATTTTAAGGACTTACAGGCATCACCTCCTTAGTTGTGATAATATTATGTATGTAAAAAGAGCGGAGTAATCCACTGGTTTTTATTGGTAGCACATCCAACTTCTTGGCGGGAGGGGATGTGCTTTTTGTGTTACAACGCGAGCGGCAGGAGTCGAACCTGCGTGATGTTTTTTAAGAGTGGGGGCTCCTAGACGAACTCTGTTCTACCGTTGAACTACGCTCGCATGTTGCCCGCTAGGCTGGTAGTGGGCGAGGGTGCTACTTTCGTTTGTGAATCCAGTAAGCTAAAATGGCGACTAACACTATAAAGAAAATGATACCTACTACAACGTTAATATTGAACACGTGTTCGCTGTATTGCCCTACACGCAATTCCATGACTTTCCCCCGATTAAAATATGTTTATACTAGTTCTACTTAGCATGTTTATACCCGGCTAAACCAATAAAATATAATATCGCGATTGGCACCCAAATTACCATAACAATTGCTTGTGAAGGAATCCAAGTTGCTAGAATAAATAACACGGCTAATATTGGTAAAAATATGTGGCCTAGTGTTCCTAATATCTTCCAAAGCACTAGAAAGATGACGATCATTATTAGTAGTCCCATTGCAATTACTCCTTAAAAATTTTAATACCGCCGCTGAATGTAGATCTTGCTAGTTCTCCGCCATTTTGAGAGTAGAAATAAATTATCCCGGCATCGTAATCTTCACCACTTGCAAGAGTATTGGCATGGTCATAAATTTCTTGAGCCAAGACTGTGAAATCAGCTACACTCATGTTTTCTACTGAATTTGGAAGTATAACCTTGACAACTCCATCTTCAATACTGGAACTCCCCATTTTTTTGTTAGAAAGATAAACGTTAAAATCCCTGATGAATAGCTTTCCGTTCTCATCATCTTCACTCGACTCTTTGTCCTCGCTTGAAGAAAATTTACTATCTTCTTTAGATTGACTAATTGATTCTTTTTGGGATGAGCTAATAGATTCTTGTTTTGCCTCATTAACACGCTTAGAATGGCCAGTCAAATATAATCCAAAAAATATTACCAATACACTCACGACAATTGTCAGTATTTTTTGACTAATTGAATAACTTGTACCGTCTTCATTTTTTAAAAATACACCGACAGAAACACCCACAGCTAAAAGAATGATTAACCACCCAAAAATTGTTATAAACATTCAATAATTCCTCCAAATTCCTCAGCTTTTACCGACATCCGTATCTGGTCTGTAAGTTAACTTCTAGTTATTAACATTATTACGGAAGGCGTTAACGACATCATTTTCTAATCGTTTGGGTATACCAAAGCTCTCCATAAACGGCATGACGCTATTGTCAGCATACGTATCAACTTCGCTTAAATAAATTGGAATAAGTATTTTCAATGCTTCTAAATTAGCCATGCGCTCGTATTTAGATTTATTACTAAAACTAGAAAAATATAATATTCCTTCATCATGGTTGATAACGTGTCCTAATTCGTGTGCCATTTGAAAGGCAATTTCAGACGGATTGTGCCATTTTAGGTTAATTAGAACGATGTTGTTTTCCGGTTTGGCTGATGACGGAGTGTATGCATCTAGTTTGTCTGTTAAGATGCAAGATATTCCATGATCCCAAGCATACTGCATTAAACGTTTGATGTAGATATTCAAATATTATCAGTCCTTCCCACCGTTTAAGATGCGTTTGATGTACTCCATATCTTCAGGAGGGATAGGTTTACCCTGATAGGTCATAATATAGTCGTCATCTGTAATATCAACTTGCTTGGGTTCAATGGAAGTTGAAGGCTTTCCAGTGTTACTTAACAGGAAATTAGAAGATACACCTAAAACTTTAGCTACGGATTCAATGCTTGAACGTCTAGGATTTGCAGATTTTTTCCAAGTATATAAATAATTTTCACTTAATCCTGCTTTACGTTCAACTTCTGCAATAGACATACCACGTTTTTTTGCTATTTCTTTTACACGCTCAAATAGCGTCATAACAGCATCTCCTATAAACTAACAAGAACATTCTACAAAATATTTATAGAAAAAGCTGGACTTTATCTAGTTTATAATCTAGAATAGTAATTGTTAAGAAAAGTTGTTAACAAAATTGCCAAATTAAAAGTACTTATTAATCTTCCTGGCAGGCGATAGATAAGTTTTCAAAGGCTTATTTTGTTATGTCTATATTCTAGAATATAGACTAGAAAAATGCAACGTTTTTTCTTAATAATTATTAAAAGGAGGCAAAACAATGTTTATTCGTATGGAAACAAATAATAAGGCAGAAGCGATTAAAGCTTGGATGGCCAATCATAAAAAGTTGGAAACCCAAGGAACTCTTGCTGATCATTTCAATAAATCAATCACTTCTGTAAACCTTGCATTGAATAAAAAGATGACGACAGACGGTGCGGAACGATTAGTTAACGAGATTTATGAATACCTTGTTAAAAAATACAAAATCTAGTGAGGGATAGATATGAATCAAATTACACCTTTTAATTTCGAAGGCAATCAAGTACGCACCATTGAGCATGAAAACATTATCTGGTTTGCAATGCCAGATATTTCTAAGTCATTAGGACTTTCGAATTCAAGTGTTGCCATCAAGTCTTTAGACGATGATGAGGTGACTAAGTTTAACTTAGGGGGCTTATCTGGAAATACAAACTTCATCAGTGAACCGGGACTTTACAAGTTAATTGGAGCTAGTCGGAAACCAGAAGCAAAACGATTTAATCGTTGGGTAACTCACGACGTGCTCCCGTCTATCCGCAAAAATGGCGTTTACATGACTGACCAGACAGCCTACGACATTACGCACGATAAAGACGCGTTAGGCGACTTGCTATTGAAGGCAGGTAGCCAGCTCAAGCAAAAGGACTTAGTTATCCAGGAGTTGAAGCCTAAAGCGGATTACACCGATAGCATGTTAGCCAACAAGGGACTGGAAACAATCTCAATGATTGCTAAGAACTACGGTTACTCGACACGTGAGTTCAACAAGTTGCTACATGGCTTAGGTATTCAATACAAGCAAGGCAAAACTTGGCTATTGTACGCAAAGTATCAAGCTGAAGGCTATACGCACGTTGAACCATACGAGTATACGAACAGCGATGGCATCAAGCAGGTACGTAACACGATGAAATGGACACAAGCGGGGCAAAAGTTCTTGTACGACTTTTTAAAGTCAAAGGGAATCATGCCATTAGTTGAACAGCCAGCGTAGCAAGTAATGATACGAAGGAGGAATCAAATATGGATCAGAAGCGCAATGATTACTTGGTTAACTTTAAACGTGAAAACATGGTTGATGATCTGTTTTCGAAAAAATCTAAACTGGCGGGAGAAGAAGTTGTGGCAACACTAAAAAAAGAAGGCCTAACGTATGATGACGCATACGCTAGCCTTCAATACGCTTACAACTTAATCAAATATGAGTCTAATTTTCTGAAATTAAACTGACAGGCATTAATTCAGCATCGGAATCAATCATTAAAAATGGTAATTCGGTGTTGGACTTGAGGTATTTAATGTTAAACAAAATATTTTCTCCAGTATTTTCCTTAACATCTAAATTTGAGTAATGGTGAACTAATTCTGATAGCAGCAGTGATGGAGCACTATAAATTGCATATGGGTTATCAAATGGCTGTCCGTAATTATCAAACCAGATCTTTCTTGTTCGGTATAAATCTGACTCTTCACCGTCAACAGCCCAAGTATTTGAGATAACTTCGCCGTCACTTCTGACATGTTTGGTAAAAGGCGTGTTGGAGGAATTTACTTGGTAAGTGTTGGCTACTATTAATTCATTACCGACTCTCCAAATAATTTTATAGGTTGGTAACCCAGTAGCACCATTTTGAGAGAGCCGTTCAGGAAAGATTGATAAGGCATATTCGAACATTTGTGCTTGTCTAAATTTCATATGATTCACCTCGATTAAATTGGGATAAGTCAAGTATACAACTAAGTAAGCATAGGAGGATTAGCAATATGACAAAAACATTAAAGCAACTAGTACGCGTATTATGGGCAATCGAAAAAGACCTCCATGTTATCGCAAGTAACACGGAAGTCTCACAGGAATTTGTACCAGATGATTCAGAACATACTAGCAAAAAAGTGTTAAACCACTATTGACTTGGAAAAATATTTTCATTAATAAACTTCCAAGTTTCATCTGTGGCCAGTCCTTGGTAGTTTTTAACGAGTTCGCAAATAAATAAAGAATCATTATCATCAATTGATTCTTTTAGCCTAGAAGTCATTTCGTCCGGAGAAAGGTCATTTCTAACAAGCCAAACAGATTTTTGTATTCTGATATTAGATCCACCAAAATTATCGATTGTTTGTTTGACGTCTTTATACCGTTGACCGGGATTGTCTAAATCATAAGTTATGATATAGGGCTTCATTACGTATCACCTCGATTAATTGAACTAACAAAATTATACACCGAAAGGGGTGACCAGTATGGACAGTTTGATAAGTGCATTGTCGAAGCTTTTCACGCAAGCATATGAACAAGGACTTGCAGACGGGCGAAAACAACCAGTCATCGAGCATGTGATAGTTAGCCGTGAGGACATGCCGAAAATGTTCAATTTCAGCAAAGATACATTCGACGATTATTTTCGATACAAGAATGACTTTCCGAAGCCTTTAATAGGAAATACGAAATGGTACGCCCCAGCAGTACATGAGTGGCTAATGGATCATTCAAGAAACAATTAAAACCTAGGCGGGTAGACGATGATTCAGCTCATAAGGAGGCATTGCCATGTTAGAAGTAGCAGTATTAACTTGGGCGTTGACATCCGTGTGGTACAAGCGCCGTGAGATTAGAAACTGGTTTGGAATTTAAGGAGGAGACAATATGTATGAAGAAGACATTGAGCACGCGTTAAGAGCACGTAAGTATAACGCAATTCGTGCAGATGAACGTGAGCTGATTAATGCTATCACTTACGACACAGATGGAGTTATTAAGCGGCGCCCGTGCTTTGGCTATTCAGAAGAATTTATTGGCGAATTGCAAGAACACGATATTAATGTTTGCGAGCCAGATGAAAATTCTGATGAGAACTGGACGTTTACATTACCACCAATGTATTAGGAGGAATGATCATGCAAAAAGTATCAGTTTTACCAGTTAACAACTGGAAACGAGTGCAAAAAAGCCATCGCTAGCAGCAACTAGTGATGGCTTAGGGAAAGATAAAAGATACTATAAACAATAATAGGCCTAAACTTAAATATTGGCAAGCTAAGGAACAAAAAAAGCCCACTGCCGGATTGGAATGAAAGAGCAGTGAGCTACAAGCAACCTATATGGTTAGTGGAATAGTAACACTGACCAGGAATGTTTGCAAGCATTAAGAAAGCGAGGACGGTAGTTATGGACAAAACCGTTAACAATCACATTAAATTTCTAAAGCACGTTATCAACAGTATTTGGATCAGTGATGGCGAATCACTAACCAAATTGTACAAGATGTTGGATAAGAGTGAGACAGAATTGAACGAATTACGGGGGCTCGAATAATGGCGAATGAAGTAATTAATCTACCGGACTACACGGTGGACTATCAACCGGTACCAATCAAAATTAACAATTTGGAAGGATTGCAGGCGTCCATTGTGCAATATGTATCACGCTACTCGAATTTAGTAATCACCGAAGATAACGTAACTGACAGCAAGCAAGTGCGAGCCAAATTGAACAAGCTCAAAAAGGCGCTTGATGATCGACGCAAAGAAATCAAGCGAAATTATAATCAACCATTACGTGAGTTTGAAACCGAGGTAAAAAAGCTTGAAGCCAGCATCGACATGATCATTGATCCGATTGATGAAGGGCTTGGTGAGCTGGAGGTTCAACGCCGTGAACAACGCAAAGCTGACGTGATGGACTTGATTGCTGAAATGGCACCCAATTACGACGTTGGGGTAGATGAAATTGAATTCGATCCTCGTTGGCTGAATAAGAGCATCAGCAACAAACAAATCACTCAAGAAGTTGCATCGTCGATGACGGTGGTAAAACAAGCCAAGGATAAGTTAGCTACGGCTACAACGATGATTACCAAGTATGCTCAAGCGGTCGACGTTGATCCCATCCCATGGATTGACCAGTTGAAGCAAGGGCAGGATGTCCAGTACTTGTTGCAGGCAATTGACCGGCAAGTTGAATCAGCCAAAGAACGTGAACGTCAGCGAGAGCTTAAACAGCAAGCGGCTGCAGAGCATCAGCAAGAAACGAGTACCGGTAAAATTGTCGATACAGACACTGGCGAAGTAGTGTCTCTTACTCGAACTTTGAAAATTACAGCCACTAAAGACCAGATGTGGGGGCTATCTTCATATATGAAAAAGAATGGTATTAAATTTGAGGCAGTGATGTAAATGCAGTTTTATGCGGATGGCAACATTCCAGCGATACCGAACATGTACTTCATATACGGTGATGGCGGTACCGGTAAGACCAGTGTAGTGAAACAATTTGTAGGGCACAAGTTGTTGTTCAGCTTCGACATGTCAAGCAATGTCTTGATAGGTGATAAGGACGTCGACGTTATCATATTTGAGCATCGTGATATGCCAAATATCCAGGCAATGGTTGAGCAATATGTCATGCAGGGAATTCAAGATGCTAAGTATCGGGTAATTGTATTAGACAATATCACAGCACTTCAAAACTTGGTATTAGAAAATATTGATAATGCTGCTAAGGACAATCGTCAGAACTATCAAAAATTACAATTGTGGTTTAGAGATCTCGGTACAATTTTGAAAGAAAGTGGCAAGTCTGTATATGCCACTGCTCATCAACTTGATAATGGTTCCTCAGGTATTAGTGGTGAAGGCAGATACCAAGCTGACATGAATGAAAAGACGTTCAATGCGTTTACTAGTATGTTTGACCTCGTTGGTCGTATCTACTTGACAGGCGGTGAACGCATGATTGATTTAGATCCCGAAAAAGGTAATCACGCCAAAAACCGAATTGATAATCGCAAATTGATTAAAGCAAATGAACTAATTCAAACAACTAAAGGAGCAAAATAAAATGGCACTTTTTACAGTAGATTCAAGTAATACTTTTGGTCAAACAGTCGAAGAAGCAGGTAAATACAATGTGGCAATTGCTTCCAGTTCACAATACACGACCACTAAAGAGGCTGGCAAGCCCATGGCAATATTTGACTATGAGGTCTTAGACGGCCCATATAAAGGTGGCCTGATTCGTTTTGACAACGAAGTTTGGGATAGCACTTCTGAAGATAAAGCTAAGTTGTCTGCCAAACGTTTTAACACCATTGCAGTCGCTTTAGGTGCAAGTAATGGCACGGCATTTGATTCAATTGAACAGTTTGTCAGCCAAGCAGTGGGGCATCAGTTAGCAATCACCGTTGATTGGGATACTGGTTCAAATGGAAAAACGTATTTAGCGGTTAAAAGTTACGAACCATTCATGCAAGATGGTAGTAAACCAAATGGGATTAAGCGACCAGCAGGTAGTGGTAATACAGGTAACGGTGGATTTGGTAATCGTCAAAGCGCTAGTGGTGGCTTGGGATCAGCGACTAATCATCAACAGTCTAGTGGATTCAATGCACCGACAAGCAGTAATACTGGTAATGCGCAAGCCCCCGGAACGGCAAACAGTTATAGTAGTCAATCAGCCAATAGTTACCATGGTGGTGGCTTTCCCCCAATCCCAGACGGATCGCCCTTCTAATTTAAACCGCCTATTAAACAAAGCTTCGAAACATTGGGGTGACTAGATGCAACAGTCACGAGCGCAGTTAATTGAGCAGGACGGTCAATACTATTTGGTTACACGGTTAGATGAGAAGCCTAATTTAGACCATATAGAGACCGTTAGCGGCTCCTACAGCCAATTTTATGTGGATTGGGAAATAGCTGACACACGTAAAGCTAGGCCACAACAGCGACGCTTGTTCTTCGCGTTGCTTAGTGACATCTATACGTGGTCAGGTATGCCGACAGACTTCTTGAAAAACTTGTTTTATTTGCAGTATGAGTCATATACGTTTGGCAAACAGATTAGCCTGTCAGACACCACAGAATCGTCTGTGAGCGATGCTAACCAATTACTCGACCTAGTCATCGACTTCATGTTTGAGTGGCACGTGCCGTTCAAGGAAGGCTATAAGCTATTGCCTCGTGAGCAAGAATATTACCTGTTCCAGTGTTGCCGCCACCGAATTTGTACAGTGTGCGGTAAACGTGCAGATATTCATCATGTTGTTGGCTCGACAATTGGTGCGGGCGGCAATAGAACCAAGGTTGATCACACTGAGCGGTTTGTTATGGCGCTATGTCGTAAGCACCATAGTGAAATTGAGACTATAGGACAAGTGGCATTTAGTGCAAAATACCACGTCCCAGTAGATGGGATAAAACTAGATAAAGAAACATTAAAACGAATTGGCTTGAAAGGTAAATACAGCAGTGACTAATACACCGGGTGGGTGGAATGCCCATGATTGGAGGAACTGATATGACGGAAAAAGTTGAAAGACCAAACTATTACGCCATTATTCCCGCAAGTGTTAGGTATGACAATAACCTTCCGGGAAAAGCGTCATTATTGTATGGCGAGATAACAGCCTTATGTAATCAAAAAGGGTATTGCTGGGCAAGTGATAGCTACTTTGCAGATTTGTATGGCGTGGCTAAGTCAACAATTCAAACGTGGTTAAAGGCGCTAGAAATCAATGGTCATATTTCACGTGATGTAATTTATAAAGAGGGTACACGTGAAATCGAGCATAGGTATATCAGAATTTCGGTGGGGGGTATACCGAAAAACCAGAGTACCCCTACACCGAAAAACCAGAGAGATAATAATACAAGTATTAATACTACAGTTAATAATACAAGTAATAAAAAACATAGTACGGCAGACGCCGAACAATTCGAGTGGAAAACTGTCATTGATTATCTTAACCAGAAAGCAGACAAACATTTCAAACACACTGATGCTAATAAACGATTGATTATTGCACGTTATAAAGACGGCGGCTTTACTGTTGACGAGATGAAAAAAGTTATTGATAACCAGTGTGCTAAGTGGTTGAACAATCCTGAAATGAATCAATACTTGCGACCCGCAACTTTATTTCGAGCGTCCAAGTTTGAAGGCTATCTAAACGATCAGTCAGTTGATAATAATAAGCCGCAAACACGAGAGGACTGGTTTGGCTAATGGAAAACGTAACAAAGCTATTCAATCAAGCCACGATTCGAAAAGTAGTAGCGGCTAGAGGCATTGACACGACTAAGTTGCCAACCAAAGAAGAATTGGATCATCAAACGATTGATTGGGCGAATGCGGGCGTAATTGCTAATCGGAAACGGTATTACTATCGTATGTCAGTTTGGTCCGGAGGTGTGCCACTACGATTTAGCTTTAAAGATTGGCAGGTTGATAAACAGCCTAATCAAGCTAAAGCTAGAGAGCTTGGCAATCAGGCATTTAAGTTAGCTAGGCAATTAGAGACTAACCAGTTCAACGTAGCGCTTGCAGGTGGTCCCGGCGTTGGCAAAACATCATTAGCGCTAGCAATCATGTATCAGCTAATGAGCGTAGGGCAGACAGCGATGTTTGTCTCAACAGCTGAGTTGCTACGGCTGGTTAATGAAAAGTATGAAGCACCGGACGTACGTCAACGTTTACTATACATTCTAAAAGACATGCAAAACGTCGATGTTTTAGTTTTAGACGACTTTGGTACCGAAGGCGGTAAGCCAACTGAAAAAGGGTTCTACAAGCCAGTACACAAAGATTTGCAGACACTGATGTATCAAGTGGCGAATGCGCGTTGCGATTTTGATCATAACGAAGTCAAACATATAACCATCATTACGACTAACAACACACGTAAGCAATTAGAAAGTATGTACGACGGCAAAACAATTGATCGTTTATATACCAAGGATACTAGCTGTCAATTGCTGTTTGACAATATGGAAGGAGTCAGAAGCGTATGAGCTGTGAATTATGCCATGGTAGTAAAGTTGTTCAGCAACCACTTGGGAGTTATGGTTTCACGTTTGGACCATGCCCAAATTGTACGAATGAGATACATGCTCATTACGAGCAGGAGCTTGAAAGGAAGTTAGCCTATGGCAAGCAAAAATTGGCCTAAAGAACTGGAAGTCATTCATAAGTTAGAAGCGAGATATGGCAGCATGGATAACGTGCCTGAGAGCAAACTAGCTAACTTGCATAAGATGCCTGGAATTAAGGCCGTATCAGGCGATTACACGGAGATTACACGCACCCAGTATAATGCCATTAAATTAGTCATGGAAGGCAAACAGGGTAAAACTAGGACGTCTCGGGAGCTAAAACGGAGTAACAGTTGGATTGATAGGCGTATTCGTGCGATTGACGAAAACAAATACTACATTACGGAGGACGAAGATGCCTAAACACACTAAGAAGCGTTCAACAATTAAACGGAAACACCGGCGAATGAAGCAACACGCCGAAGCAAACAAAGCTAAAGCATTAGATAGCAAGCAATTGGCCAAGGAATATGAGCCGTACAACATTAATAAGCGGGCGTTCGGTGAGGACTGAAAATGGCTTATATATTGATGATTAATAGTGATGTGGCAGCTGTATATTCCAATAGACAAGCCGCTAGAAAAGATGCGAAACATTTCAGAGAAAAGGGCCAGAACACGTCAATTATGACTGTTCCTTACCATAAGCAAAGTATCTTGGAATGAAACTAATTTGGGAGGATTGAAAATGAGCACTAGAAATAAAATTGGCTTTGGAATAATCATCTGTCTTTTAGGCGCGCTTGCTATGGTATCTATAGTCGATGTATTTATTGAAGATGGAATAGTTGGATTAATAGCTTACCTGACTATTGTTTCATTGTGTGTTACAGGATGTGCACTAGCGTTTTCGTAGGATTAAAACTAATCAAGGAGATGGCAAATATGAGTGCTGAGATGAAAGAATTACACAGGCGGCTAGTCAATGATGGTATCAGTAGCCAAAAAGAAGGCGACATGAAGGTGGCAGATGGAATTAAAATTGCCTTGTTTGAGATGGAGCACTTAGATAAGCCTTACTGTGGCACTGACTATTCGCAAGGAGATGGCGACGATGATTAAGTTTAGAGCGTGGGACAATTTATTAAATAAAATGCTAGTTGTTTATAGAATTAGCTTTGATGGCCCTGTTGATGGCGTTCAAGTTCACTGCTATTTAGATGATAGAGGCGCTGAGGGGTCAACAGAATACGCCTACGATGGTGATGGGCTAATTTTAGAACAGTTTACCGGCCTGAAAGACGTGAACGGCAAGGATATCTACGTTGGTGATGTAGTAGAAGTATGGTCAGATGCTAGTGAACTAACGATGGTTCCGGCCGTTAATGAAGTTGTTTCAGAAGACCTGTTTGGACGACCCGGTATGTTTCTAAAGCCAATAGGCCAACATTTAATTGAACCATGCCTACACGACTCTTTTATTGATCAATTTAAGGTCATTGGCAATGCGCACGAGAACCCGGAACTGCT